CATCTGCCATGCAATCAAACGTGGCGCTCCGCTGGATGCGGCCAGGCATTCGCTTTTCGGCAAAGTCGGCAAGGCTTGTGGAGTCAAGCGATGTGCGCGAATGGCTAAAGGTCACATTCTTTGCAAAGTATGTTGCCGCTGTAGCTGCGCCTTGAAAGTTGAGCGTAAGCGCTCCGCCGTATCCGGGAGTGATTGCCATTAGGTGGTCTCCTGTACAAGTAGTTCGAGTTGGATATTGCCGATGCGCTCCGCATCGGTCTTGCCGTCATCGATTGATTCGGTGCTCATGGTCACGCTGAACGCGGACAACACCAGCACACAGTCGTAGGTGGTGTCGGTGATTGGCACTGCAAACGCGTCGCGGATATCGTCGACCGCGTGTAGGCAGGCATCGACAGTATCCGCAATGGCTTCAATTTGAACCGTCATTGTCCAATGGCACAAAGTCGGAATGCCGGACGTAACCACATCAATTGAAGCGTTGCTGATCTCGTAGACGTAACACGGTGTAACGGCGCCTGCCTGGCGAACACCACAGAACGCATCTGCTTTCAGTTGCAGCGCAGCCTGGATAGCGCATTGGATATTACTTAGGGACACTGGTATTCCCCATTCCGAGGATCTTCCGCGCCTCAATAAGGATTTCGGAACTGATCGCTTGCATGATCCGGGCTACGTTTGCTTTGCCCCACATATCGCCGTAGTGATTGCCGGGAATCATGCGTCCGGACTTCTTGTGCACGAATCCGTTCTCAGTCCAGGGGAACACGAACTGCCGGCCGCGTGCGCGTGCGCCGCCCTTCTTGCCGAGTTGCACGCCGAGCTCCGCGCGAATCGGTGCGCCGGCAGGGCCCATTCGCTTGGGCGAACTCACGCGAGTAGCGGAAGCAATCGCCTTGCGGTGCGTGTTCTTGCCGCTGCGGACATAGGGCGCATTCAGCAGCACCGCTCTCAGGTTTGCCACAAACGGCTTGAAGCCCTTGCGGATTGCCTTCTTTCGCACTGCCTCGTTGAGCATGGGCGAAAGCCGCGCCAGTGTGCGCGTCACTTCGTCCGTATCAATGGTGACGCGGACAGAACTTGATGAGGTCACAGAACTGCTAGTACCTCTGCGAATCGGGCCCATGTATCGATCGTGAAACCTCATTCCGTCACCTCCACCGCGTTGATCTCCAAGCGCCGGCGCTTCTGATCCCTGTCCCAGCAGCCCTTGATAAAGAACGTGCGCGTAGTGCCGTTGTCTTGAAGCAGCAAACGGGAGCGCGTGGTTACGGACGGATGGAAAGCAGCCAAGATGCGCCAATCGGTGCGCACGCTCGAACCGCCGTCATCCATTGTCTCTTCGGTGTTTGCGTTCTCAATGTGAACCGGGATGGTCGCAAACGAGAGCCAAGACTCCTGAGCCTGGCCAAAGGCGTCCACCGTCGCTACCGGATTCTGCGCCGTCATGACGAGGCGCATCATTCCCGATGGGACGTGCCCGGCCATTACCCAATCCCCTTACCCATCATGCCGGTGATCCGATCCCAGTAGGTCGAGTCCAGGGCAACGGTGTCATCACCGCGGCTTGCCACATGGTGCGCCACCCGCTGGAGAAGCGCCATCTCGAGCAGCGGGTTCAGCGCGGCGTTACCTGCTGTTACGGTCAACGTGACTGGGTATGTGAGATTGACATTGGCAATCTCCATGTCCACGTAGATCAGGCCGTTGATTTGGATCTTGGCGCTGTTCAGGTTGCCGGTGAGCGGCGTCGCAGCGCTGTCGCTGTAGGTGACCGTAGTTCCCGCCAGGTCGCCTTGGCGCTCCAAACGGAGGTAGAGACCGCCGTAGATCGTGACGGGCGCTAAGGGCACCCACTGCGTCCTGGTGACACTCTCCACGCACCACCCGGTGCGCTCCTCTAGTTCCCGAACTGCCGCTGCCCATGCAATGCCGATACTTACATCGTCCTCGGTGTGAGGAATCCTGGCCCAACCGCGAAATTTTGCTAGGTCTAGAGCCACTTTTTGCCCTCGCAACGGGTGGGTGGAGCCGAAGCCCCACCCACCCGAAGGATGAGAGGATCAGAATCAGACGTTCACTACGCGCAGTTGCACAAGCGCATCGCCGCGGGTGACGTTGGCATTAGCAAAGGCCAGCGCTGTGTACTTCACCTGGCCAGTGGTGGCCAAAGTGATGTCGTCGCGGATCATGCCGATTCCTGCCCATTGACGAATCGCGTACGACTCGCGAATGTCTCCAACCACTGCCATGCAAGTGGTAACCGTTGTGGTGGTGACGTTTACCGGCACGTACTGAGTCACGTAAACCGGAAGACCCATGAGCGTAAACGGTGCAGCGCCCGTGATGCCCTTATCGGCAGACGGGACGAACAACGGCACACTGTTGACCGTGGTAGCGGCAATCGCAGCGTAGACGTCTTGCGGGATGATCCATGCGCAGGATGGACTATTCCAGTAAGCCGCTGGCAACTTGTTGTAACGCATTTCCGTCAGGTTGGCAAGAATTACTGCAGCAGTTGAAGTTGCAGCAGTCACCTTCAATGCACGGGTGTTACCTGCTCCAACTGTCGCACCAGTGCGAACTTGAACACTTGTCGATGCATTATCAAAGATGCCTGTCGGCATTGCTGTACCACCCACGCCCGCAATAAATCCGAACTCCATGTTTTTGCCCATCTTGGCTTGCAGGTCAAGCATCACTTCGGCTTCTACGTCAAAGTTTGCTTGGCGCAACAGCGTCTGCGAAACCTGCGTAGTTGGTGAGCACAGTCGTGGCGGCAATAGCACTTCAGCAAGTGCCATGTCGTTGGTAACGGCCGTGTTACCTTCAGCAATCCACGAACCAGTACCGCTAGTTGCAAGAGTTGCGCCGTAGTTTGCGCTGGTTTGCGTGTTGTAGCGGAGCGATGGGTAACCAGTAATGCCGGATCGATAGTCCGACAAGTTAATCATCGTGCTGTTAGCGGCAAGGTACTTCAAAATCTCTGTTTCATAAACAGCAGGAACCATGATCGTGCCGGCAGCGGTTCCTGGCGTGGTTGCGGTCGAGAGTGCACGCACTTCAGGTGCAGCGCCGCCCTTGAGCCAACCGACAAACTGGTCGCGGTACTTCTTGGTATCGCGCTCTTCGCGGCCGAGTTCCATATCGCGCTTGGCGATGATTTCGACAGCGCTCGAAGATGCGAAACGCTCGCGCATTTGCGCGGAACGGATCTCAGCCTCGATGGTAGCGAGTTCGTTTGCGACTTCGTGGCCGCGAGCTTCAATCTCGACGGTCAAGGAATCTTGTGCGAGAATGGAATCGCGCTCTGCGGTGAGCGCCTTACGGCTTTCAAAGAGTTCGGACAGTTTCATAGCGGCATCCTTAGACGCAGACGAAGACGGGCTAAGCCCGACTGGAGGTTGCGGGCTTCGGCGCTCGTCTGCGGATAAGCGCCGTTTTCTACGATTGAGACTTCCAATAGCCTCACCTGGGTGAGTGTGCGTGTGCTGCCGCTCCAAGAGTCGGCGATGACGTTGAAGCCGAACGACATCTCGCTGAGGACGTTGGCGTCCACCAGTGCGCGGATGTCTTTTGCTCGCTGCGTGTCGGGGAGCGTTACTTCGAACGCAAGACCGTGCGCGTCACTGTTGAGCTGGAGTAGCCCACTCTTGGTATTTGCCAAGAGGTCGCGCGAATCGTGACCGACAAGCAGCGAGATATTGGTGCGCAGCGAATTGTCGAACGCGCCGCGTGCGACTTTCTCGGTGAATGGCTTGCCGCCGTTGATGCCGCGCACGGTGAGCGGGTGGCTCGGTGCGTCGTACACCGACGCATAGCCGCCGATCTTGTCGCCTTGCATACTGATCTTGGCGGTACGGATTTCAAGCAATGTCTTCACCTCCATCGATGTTCTCGGTGGCGTTATCGCCTTGGACGGCGCTCATGCCGCCTGGCATGGACACACTTGGAATGTCGAACTGTTCGCCTTCGATCGGAGGCAAGCCCATGCGCTTCCGACCGTCGTTCGGTGAGAGGATCCCGGCGAGGACGAGTTTCGATAGCGCCATGCCGGCATCGCGCATATTGCCGCGGAGCAGGACGTCGGTATCGAGCCTTGCGTGTTCGCCGGGCCCGCAGAGTTTTCGCGTGATCTCCGACTCCCACGCTGTCACCCATTGGGCTAGTGCGCCATCAACGTAGGCGCGTGCTGTTTCGGATTGAGAAGAGAGCGCCCCGCCGCCCTGTTGGTAAAGCATTTCCGGCGGTACGCCAAATGCGCGGGCGATCTCTTGGATAGAGAATCGGCGCGACTCCAAACTGGTCGTAGTCGATTCAGCGCTGATGCGCTCGGCCTTCATGCCTTCGCGCAGGATCAACGGGCGCGATGCGCCTTCCGCGGTTGCGTGCATGGTCTGCCAGGCGTCGCGGATGGCTTGCACCGTCTGATCGGACATCGCGCCCGGGTGAGAGATCGATACCTTGCCAGTGCTGCCGGTGCGGATCAGCGACTTGTGGGCCGCGTCTTGGTCTGCTGCAAGTTCCATAGCGAACTTGCACGCATCCATTGGCGACATATACCAACTCGGCGACAGCGGATCGGGATAGCAACCAAGGTGCAATACCTGGTCTGCCTTGAGCAGATTCCCGCCAAGGCGGTACTGAACGCCCTCTTCGGTCAGTTCAACCGTCGATGTTCCGCTCGGAAGTGGTTGCAATTCGGCAACTGTGCCCGATGAATCGCGGCGAATCAGCGCCAAACCGTTGCCCGAATCAAGCGCACACGTGGTCAGGTAGCGCCGAAACTCGAAGCCCGACTGCCAGCGCGAGGCTTCCCGCGTCATCAGTTGCGTGATTGGCGAGTCAACTACCTGGCCTTGCGAGTCAATGATCGAGAACGGCAGACGCGCCAAGTCCGTGCTGATGAGGTTCATGGCACGAACGACAGCGGGTAAATGCTGTGGTGCTGGCGTTGCCAGTGGTTCAGGCCGCGCGTAGACAACTACGCCGCTTTTGAATCCGAAGAATCGTGCGAAGATGCTCACTGCAACGCATGGGACAAATGTGCCCCGCGTTGTCAAGCGATTATTTCAGACTTGCACTCTTAACCAATCGGGCAAGCGCTGGTGCTTAATCCGGTTGACTCGCGCACCTGGTGATGTTCCATCAACAGCGCTGCCATGTTGCCGGAGACGATGACGTCCATGTTGCCCTTGCCGCCGCGCCCCTTTACCGGCCGGATGTTGCCCACATTGTCTGAAATTAAGGTGATTTGGTTGAGTCCGGACACCAAAACGGGGTCGTTGTTGTAGGTCAATTGCCTACTTTTAAGCAAGTCTGCCCAAGTTTTCCAGGCTGGTGCCATGGTCCGAATGGACTGGTCTACTGTGCAAATTGGCCATCCGCGGTCAATCCATCGCTTAATGTCACGCGCTTGCGCTGGATGCGGGTCGACTCCGATCTTGCGGACGTCATAAGTGGCCATCATGTTCTCTACTTCCGCTTCCACCACGCTCATGTCCTGCCATTCACCAGGCATACGCCTTAAGTGCCCTGCCTGAATCCACTGCTGCAATGGGTTCTTGCATTTCTTCTCGTCAAGAGCAATGTCTACGCCGGCCCACCAGCACACGTTGCGACCGCGGATCATCTTGCCATCGACCACCATCAACGTGAGCGCAGTCAAGTCGAGCTGCGGGCCGTAGCCACCGCGACTCAGGTCGATAGCGATCACCGCCGGCTGTCCGCGCAGTCGCGACCAATCAACCTCTTCAAACTGCCGCTCAAGGATCGCCGTGTCGATATCTGAGGTGGCAATCGTGTGATATCTGCACGCCAACTGCGTCTCGAACTCCGCAATCTGCACCGGATCACCCGTGTTTAGCATCGTTTGCGCGGCTAATTGCAGTTGCGTCGGGTCAACAATCGTGCCCAAACCAGGGTGCGCTTTCGCCCAAACAGCAGGATCTGAGGCCGAATCCTCGGTATCTAGGCCGTAAATCATGGGCCACCACCCTGCTGGATAGGGCGTTCCGTCGGCTATCGCGGCCTCGCACGCTTGCCAGTAGCCCCAAATCGGGCGCGTCTTCTGCTCCGGATCGGGCGTGGTGATTGCCAACAGTTGCGAGGTAGCAAACTTGGCCAAGCCGGTGAGCAAGCGCCCGAACGCCTTGTCCATGCGACTGCATTCGTCCGCAATGGTGAGCCGACTCGTCAAACCGTCGAGGGCGCGATCGGTACACGGCAGCGAGATGTAGCGATTGCCGCCGTGCACCACTTTGCCAGGGTGCGCCGGCGTTGAGCCGCCCGAAGATCGCCATCCCTGCTCGTCTTTGTCGCTGTCATCAAGCGCCAGCGTGCGGCACATTGTGGCCATGCGCTCAAAGGTCTTCTGTGCAAGCCGGCCATCGGGCGCGACTGATGAGAATTCAAGCGCTTGCGATCCGTTTCGCATCGCCGCCATAATCATGGACGCCGCGAACTCGGTCTTTCCATTGCCACGCGCAACCACCAACAACAACGCCTTGGTCGCCGGCGTGTCGGTCTTTACTTTCGACACCACTCGCCGCCTGGCAAGCAAGACCATTGCAACCATGCATTGCCAGGGCATCCATTCGAGCGGAGTACCGGCGCCTTCCTCCACGCCCTGACCGCACTTGCGTGCAAACGACCGTGCTTCTTCGGCGCGTGGCTCGTCCCACCACACGTCGTGCGCACCTGGCGCCCGGCGCTCGGCCAGATAGCGTTTACACGAATCGACGATCCGCAGATTGGCGACGGCGCTCCCGCTGGCGATCGACTCGGCGTAGGCGTCGGCTAGGTCGGCGCATAAAGGCGGTCGCTTCAGGTGTTTACGGCGTGAGTCTGTTCCGCCTG